AAGCGGTCGCGCCGGAAGCGAACGTCGCGCAGAGTCAGGCGGACGCAGCGCGTAGGCAGCAGGCGACCATGGGTACGGCGCGGGGCGGAGGGACCTCGGGGGCGAATCAGCAGCAGAAGGAAAGTTTGATGTCGCAGATCAACAATTTGCTGTTCGGCGTGAGGCCAGCGGCGGCGAAGGAGACGGCGGACATCGGAAAGACGCAACTGGAGGCGGGCATACAGTCGTTGAGTACCGCTGGAACTGCTACCGCGCAGGCGGGAGATATTGCGACGCAGGCGAGACAACAGGCCGGAGCGGAGCAACAACAACTTATCAAGGACATTTTCGGCTGGGGATAAACCATGGCTGACGGCCAAACACAAACGATGACGCCTCCACCCGATCCGGGGAATCAAGTCCCGGACGTGAAGCGCACGGGAGCGGAGAAGGTTGGGGGATTTCTCGGCGCGATTTCCAAGGGCGGGGCGCTTGGATCCATCTCGGACGCCTTGGAGCGTCACCACCAGAAGCGGCTCGCCGAAGCGAAGATGTACCATGACGTGATGGTGGAGAAGATTTCACATCCGGCGTACGCGGACGAGAAGAATCCCGAGCACCAGAAAGTCGTGGACGCCTACAACGCTGCGAAGCAGGCGTACATGAAATCCGCCGGCGTGGACAAGGAAACCAAGCAGCAAATTCAGCAGCGGACGGCGATCGCCGAGCATCATGTCGCCTCGCAGGTTCCTCCCCCACCTGAACCGGGAGCGCAACAGCCGACTACAGCGCCTTCCACCCAATCCGCTGCCCCGGCACCCCAACCGAATGCTGCGCTCCCCCCGCCTCCGAAGCCAGACCTCGTGGATATTGTGGCGAGAGTACCCGCAGAGCGGCAGGCGATGGAAGATAAACGGGCGATGGAGCAGTACAAGCAGAAAGTGGACATTGACACAGCATCGAAAATTGCGGAAGCACAAGCGAAGGGCGGAGACATCAAGACTACCGATGAGCAATGGCTAAAATCATTCAAGGATGAACATGGGAGAGAACCCTCCACGACTGAGATCGAGGCGCATCAAGTCGGCAAGACGGAGAAGCCGATCGACGCGGAAGTGCTACGCGGAATCAAGATGGCCGAAGATGGGGATTTGAACGGCGCGCAGAAGATATTCGCTGCTGTACAGCAGGGCGCAGGCGCAAAGAAAGGACCGGGGAATACGGGTACGAGTCTCATGGCGGTCGTGAATCGTGCGAATGGAGGAGACGCGCAGGCGCAGAAGGATCTCAAGACGTACATGGACATGCAGAAAGAACTATCCGTGTCACGAGGACAAGGATATGGAATGGGCCGTGCGATGTACCAGATCGGCGCGTATGTGGATCCAAACACGCAACAAGTAATTGCGCTATCGAATTACGACGCAATTCAAAGGATTCGCGCGGGAGAGAACATCGTGCCGTCCGGGAGGTTGCCTGCGAGCATGATTGCAGGCGCGCAGCGGCTTGTGAAGGAATCCGGCCCGGCGATCAAGGAAGTGCGAGACAATCTCAAGGCTTACGACAATCCGGGAGATCGTGCGATCTTCGCGAGGTTAATGACGGCGGCGGGAAAGCCTGCGTATGGAGATGAGTCTCGATGGCTCGGGAATATATTGAATCAAACTGCAACGGAGAATCTGTCCCCGGAAGGGAAAAATCTAGTCGTGCGGCTGGCGCGGCTGAATGAGACAATTGGGACGTTGCGACAGACATTGGGCAGTCCCGCAACGGATCGCTCAATGGCTCTCATGTTGGGACTATTGCCGGGACCATCCACGCCGGACTCGAAGATGGCTGGGGATATGATCGACCAGCTTGAGCAGAATGTCACGAACGCGGTGGAGATACCTGCACTGACAGGAGTGGCGAAACCAAAGATTGCGCCGCCGCCGAAGCCATCCGCAAGACAGAGTGATCCACTAGGGATCAGGTGATTTGTGGCTTCCCCGTATAGCGCACTCGCGTCCAAGGTCCGGGCGAAGTTCCCCGGAGCGTATGATGATTTGTCCGATGATGACTTGGGGAAAAAGGTCATCGCGAAGCATCCTGAGTATCAGGATATGGTCAAGCCTGTCGCCCCCCTGCCGAATATAAAGGTACAGACTACCCGAGAGGCAGATGCATCACGCTTTCAGGCAGCTACCGGAGGGAAACCTCCACTTGCGTCTCCTGTGCTTCCATACGGGGCGGCGTTCACATCTGTGCCACGTATGGCCGCAGCGACAGCGGGAAGTTTTGGTGGCGCGAAGGCTGGAGAGTACGCCGGAAAGTTTTTCAATCTCTCTCCACGCGAAACACAATGGCTGAGTGACATCACAAGCTTTCTAGCTGGAGGTGCAGCCACAAAGGGTGCGGGAGCGATGGAGGAAGGGTTCAAGGGTGCCACGATTGAAGCGCCTGAGAAGATCAATCTTCCTGGTGGGTTCAAGATCAACCGCAATGTCCCTCCACCGCCTCCCACTCCCGAGGAAGCCGCCTACACGAAGGCCAAGACCATCACCGAGGCGCAGGAAGCCGCGCAGGCGGAGAATGTGAAACGTGGCACGCAAGCAGCTAGGGCGAAGGAGCGCGCCTATACGAAAGAAGCCGAGGACCGTATGGCGATCCAGCGACGGTACGATGAGGCGCAGGAGGCAAGGGTTCAGGCGGAGAAGGAAGCCAAGAACAACGAGATTAAGAATCGGGACGCATTCGAGAAGGAGATGCGCGAGTACGAAACGACCCGGCAGAAGGATTTGACGGCGGCGGAGAAGTTGAAAGAGCAACATGCGCAGGCGCTCATGCGGAGGGGCAAGGAGCAGGCCGCGCTGGATAAGGCTGCGGGGCGGGCGCGAGAGGTAGAGACTGCTGCCGAGGCGGAGGTAAGAAAGCTGCCGCCCGAGAGACCGAGAACTTCCGGCGTGCGTCCTACCGCATCCGAAAAGTTTCTCACCAATCTCGGGAAGAAGGATATTTGGTCGCCACAAGACTTGCGAGAGATTCGCGCGCAGCTTGGCGACGACGCAATGCCGAGATTTCGGGAAGCTCCGACTGCGTACCGAGCGCGGATATTGGGGCTCATTCGCGCTGGGCGCGCAGCGAGGGGCATGAGAGACTTGCCCAGCGGCCAGATTGCTCGCCCGCCAGAGCCATGATCCTCGACGCCGCCTCGCTCACCGTTCTGCAAGCCTGTCCCCGGCGCTTTCTCCTCGAATCGGATTGGATCGCCCTCCGCTGGCGGGCGAAGTCGCTGTTCGACGCCTGCCTCCGCATTCATATCCCCGCGATCACGAACGGGACCGGAGCGGATCGCGCGGCGGCGGACGCGAAGATGCGATTCCTCCAAGCGGCAGCGAATCCTGGCTTGGACCTACCGTATGGTTCCGACTCCTACAAGATCGCCAAGGACTACGCCGTGATGCTCGACACGGTACTGCGGGCGGCGACGAAGTGGAACTTGCCCAAGCTCAAGGACTCCCCGGCGGTGCGCCTCAATTCCGCCGTGGAGTGGCAACCCCTTGCGGGCGTGGACGACAAGGGGGAGCTGCACAGGTTCGTGACCGTGGACAGGTGGACGGAGGAGGATCTCGCGAGGGAGCTACATGGGTGGTATGTGTTCGGGGACGTGGCCGCGACCGGGAAGCCAATGATGATTCATGCGGTGGAGATCGGGCAGATGCGCGGGGGGAGGAGAGCGTCGGCGTGGGCGAGAGGGTGGAAGCATCCCACGATGCCGAATCTGAAGATGCACTTCGCACGGAAGGACGGGAGCACATTCAAAGGGTGGACGCCCGTGTATCTTGCCGACCATGCGGACATGGACCCGGAGGAGTGGGTGGAGCTGATGCATCGGGAAGGCGTCGCGCAGGGACTCGTGCGGCATGTGGGGGTGGAGGTGCCGGCGGACGGGGTACAGCAGGATACTATCCGGCAGATCATGCAGGAGGCGGCGAGGGCGGGCGTTCTGATTTCGGAACGCAGGAGCACGTCGTGGAGGGCGATGCCGATGTCAAGGGGGGCGTGCGACGGGCTCGTACCGTGTCCATGGCAGGGGGCGTGCCACGCCGAGGTTACTGATCCCGCAACTACGGGGTTGTATCAGTTGAAGAGTAAGAGTATGCTGCGGGTGGCGTAGGGGGAGGGAACATGGACGCGAACATTGTCGTGACGCAGTTCACAGCCGGGGCGGTCGCGGTATGGGCGATCCAGCAGCTCAAGAACTCGCCGAAGTTTCCTTGGCTGAAGATCGAGGGACAGAAGTGGCTGAAGCGGGCGAGTAGTATTATCACGGCGATTGGCATCCACACCGGGATCAGCCATGTGTGGGAGCCGGGCACGGTCGCGGGCGCGCATGTGCTCATCATCAACATCCCTCCGCTTGCGGTGATGGCCATGACTGTATGGCATTGGCTCGGACAGTATGTGATTCAGGAGGGATGGTATCAGGTAGCGTACAATAAGCCCGCGGCTCCTGCGCCTGCCTCTGCGCCGAAGCCATGACTCCTGAGGAACATAAAGTATGCGAGCTGGAGAAACAGGTCGCCATACTTGGGCAAGAGGTCAAGGATGCTGACAAGGCACTGGCCCTCGCCAATGATATTCATAGGCTCTGGACTGGATTGATTGTTGCCGTCGTTCTTGGCATCATCGCGGATGGATTGACAATTCTGGTGTTTCTCAGTCGAAAATAATCTTACACCCACTCCCCGCTCGTCATCTGCTGTGCCAGCCGCTTCGCCCGATCTCCCACCTGTCCCGCCCACGCAGAATCCAGCATCTCCGCCGCAGCGGTCGCCCAGTCGCCCTGCGCGACGGCTTGGAGCATCTTCGGGAATCCTTCTAATCCATTGAATCCCATGTTGAAGGCCATGTTGACGAGTACGGCTTGGCGTACGGGGTCGAGAAGCTGGAAGTAGGGTAGGTGGGAGTTTAGCTGGGCAGTGACTCGCTGCACGTCGTTCGTGAGCAGCACGCCTGCCTCGGCGTCGGACAGTCCTACGTTGGTGAGGTTGCGCCCGACGCCGATCGTGAGCTTTCCGGCGGTGTCCATGTAGGGGAATAGCCGTACGCCTTCGTCCCGCCGGAGCTGCTCGTATATATCCATCAGCTTGTCGTAGCGGTAGAAGGAGTGGCCGGAGCCGAGGGCGCGGTCGGAGCCGCCGGCACCTGTAGCTGCGCCGCTCCCTGCGCCTTCAGTTCCGCATTGATCGCTACGAGATCCGCGATCGACACCTGCGCGATTCCGGTCAGTTCCGCTTCATCCGTGGAGATCACCACCGTGTAGCTGACCGTTCCCTGCGGCGAGACGATGCTCTTGATGTCGGTGATGACTCCCTTGATGAGAGGAATGATGATGCTGCCCACCTGGAGCTCGAGCGCGATCTCGCCATTCACGAGTGCTAGTGTCCCTGTCGCCATAGTCGCCTCCTTAGAGCGATAGAATAATCGTCACGCTGGACGTGATTTCGGAAATGAAGGTGTTCACGTTATTCAGGCTGTTGGAATTCTTGATCCCGGTTACGCCCTGCGTATTGAGTTGCTGGAGCGCGGCGGAGATGTTGGACATATAGGTTGCGATCTGCGTTTTCGTCGATGTCGGCCAGCTATTCGGCACAGTTTGAAGGAACACGCTGGCGGCGTTCTCGGTCTGGTCGATCTTGCCGATCAGGGTGAGCGTAGTGACGTACGCCTGCCCGGAGGGGAAGATGGCATTGCCGTTCGCGTCGCTTGTGTTGTGAAGCTGGATCACCGCTTGGCGTAGGGCGGAGTTCGCGGTGGCGATTTTGTTGAGATTCGCGACAGCGGAATCCCAAGACTGGACTTGCGCTTGCGTCACGCCGGGCGGGAGGTTCGTGACGGTGGACTGGCGCGCGGCGCATCCAGCAAGGGACAGAGCAAATATGAGTAGAATGGTAAGTCGCTTCATGTTGCCTCCAGTTGGTGAGAGTGTACACTTATTTCGGTCATGCAGTCCCAAGTTTTTCCGTAGGCCCCCTCCACGTCGATAACAAGCCCGTCCGGGCAGATGGTCGGATGTTTGAGCACGGTCGAGGGAGCGGTCAGCACCGGATAAATCTCCGCAACATGCTCCTCCAGCATACGCTCAGGGAACGCGAATAGAAAACTATCGTGTATATTATTAAATAGTCCATACTTGGCGTCCAGTCCGGCGCGTGCGAGTTCCTTCAGCTTCTCGCGGATGTGCCCGAAGGCGATGTTGGCGAGGCGGTAGGCGACGGCTTCCTCCGCTTGGTCGCCGTGGCCCCACGCCGCGCGCTTGTAGTCCCAGCGGTAGACTTCGTAGAAGCGGCGGGCGTAGCCGAAGGGGGTCGTGAGGACTTGGCGAGAGTGGGCTTCCTGGCGCTGCGATTCTTGGTAGGCGAAGACTTTGGGGAAGAGGGCTTCGGCGACGGATAGAACTTGCTCGGCGGTGTACTGACCGGATTGGATGCCAGTCCCAGCACACACATGGCAATTTCTGAGTCCCCGGACGCCAGCCTCCTTGCCCGTTCCCTTGCAAGCGATGCAAGCTGTCGGAGGAAACGATTCCATGTACCGCTCATATAATCCCTTCGCCCGCAGACCGTTGCCGATCCCGAGTATTCCATGCTTCGCTTGGTCATCTCTCACTCGCTTTCTCTCTGGATCACTCTTCAGCCATTTGAATCTCGCGCGAAGCTGGTCGTCTGTCTCGCCGAATATCTTGAACCCGTCCCAGAGTTTAAGGAAATGCCCCGCGACGAAGGAGTGCATGTCGAGGCGCCCGAGGCGCATGTAGTTCAGGTCTTCGGCGAGGAAGCCGAGGGTGATGATGTGGCAGGACTTGAAGTCCCATTCGGTCAGGATGTTGCCTGGCTTGGCGGCGACCATACGGCGCATTGCCTTAGCAAGTTCTACCGTCGGCTTGAGCTTAGTGAAATTTTGAATGTTAGGATTCCGGCTAGATAATTGCCCAATCGCTGGAGCAAAGGTGAAGGTGGTGTGTACACACCCGTCGGCCTGCGGTACAAAGCCGTCGATGTAGGTGCTTCGCAGCTTGGTGAATCCTCGATACTCAACGACTTTAAGGTAGAAGCTATCTCCTGTTCGGACGGCCAAACGCCTAAGCTCCTTCTCAGCCGTCGTGTCCTTCTGCGAGCCATCTTCATTTTCCTCCTTCGACTTCGGGACCTTGTGCCCCTTGGCCTTCATGTACGCGATCACCTGATCCTTCGAGTTCGGATTGAAATCGTAGACGCGGCACCAGCGGCTCGTCGCGATTGCCACGGGGTCGCCAGAGGCCGCGTCCACGCCCGGCACGTCGAATAATCTTTGTTCGTAGTGGTACCATTCGCCATCGTCTTCATATCCGGGCATGCCCTTGATGAGTGCGTCTCGGCAAGGAATCTCTTCCATCTCCTTCTTAACTTCAGGTGGAATGCCCTTATAGCCCTGCTTGGGATGAATGCGACCGATACGTCCAGCCATGCGGCATATTTCCATGTGGAGAAGCGTCTGCGCGTTCTCAAATTCCTTCCCAAGCGCTAGCCGTGCGGAGTCGTCGATGGGCATACCGCGGTCTTCCATCGCGGCAAGGATCGGGCGGACCCGGTAGACCTGCCCGTAGTATCCGGTCGTGTCGTCTCCCCAGATGCCTTCACGCTTCAGCGTCGCTTCGAGGAAAGTAAACAGCCTAAGAGTAGCGTCAACGTCACAGCAACCATAGAACTCGATATTAGTTCCAGCAAGGTGCTTCCAGGGAAAGGGGAAAGATACGAACTGAGCACAGAATTGTAGGTGAGCAGGAAGATCAGCCTGCCAGTGGTGAAACATTTGCAGAGTGTCATGGATCACTCCTCTAGGAACGAGATCAATTCCTTCGCGCTCACCTGCCGCGCGGAGGACTTTATTGTCGAACGTCCAGACGTTGTGCCCGCATTTCGTATTAGGTGAGTGAAGTAGGGACGCAATCGCTCCCTTGAACTGATGCTCCCATGGGATAGCAATAGCTCCCGCACCTTCAATAGCAAATTGCACAAGTCGGAGGTGAGTGTCAGTAAATCCTTCTCTTGCGTCCTCGTCAAGGGATGCAGATTCTTCTGTCTCAATGTCGTAGCTGAGAGGCAGGCCACTATGGTTGAGGACGTAAGCTGCAAACGCCATTGCCTCATCTGTGGTGGGATGGGTTTGATAGCCGAGTCGGACATGATCCACCTCCGGGTCAATGTTCCACATCCATGCGCGGTCCTTCCCTGCGGCGATCTGGAGGGCGCGGTGGAGGATGCGGGAGAAGATTCCTTGGTGGGAGGCTTTGCCACGGCGGAGGTAGGATGGATGAAAATTCCCAATTACAGGAATCCTCCGCTCGTCGGGAATATATTCATAGCGCCCTGATCCAGTTAGTTCGCCCGTACCGTCGCAGAGGAAACAATGTGGTTGCGGCGTAGGTAAATCCTTGCAGTCGGGACAAGGGCCGTCGGAGCCACCCTTGAAATATTGAGCCTTCCCGCTGCTGAGGGGAAGCACGTATCCTGCGAGATGGCTTATCCCCCGCTGTGAGCCCACCATTCCAGTCAACTCACGCAAGGCAATCCCCCCAAGCGCGACGATGCAACGCGGACGGCGCTCGGCGATCGCGGCGTCGAGGTTCGGGCGGCAATGGTTGATGGCGGCGTACTCCCACGGCGAGTTCTCTAGCCAGTTGTTCTTGGGACGGCAGCGCAGGACGTTTGTGATGCTGAACATCTCGCGGTCAAGTCCCATGCGGCGCAGGCAGCGGTCGAAGA